TAGTGTTATAGGTTTCGGTGTTGGTCATGTCAGTATTGAGCATCTGGGAAAGGAGCATCTGGTGGGGTGAAGTTTGCTGTGTATCGCGCTACGCCTTTGGTGATGCGGAGGTCATCGATGTAGCCGTTAAGGGTAAATCCTAGGCCATCAAGACTACCGCCCACGCGAAGTAAATTTTGATTAGTAACCGATCCAGTTAAAGCAGCACTTGCCGTTTGCAAACCGTCTCGATACATGGTCAAAGTATTTCCGCTTCTTACCAAGGCATAATGAGTCCAACTGGTTGAAGGAGGTAATGTTGATTCACTTATCAACGGACTACCAGAACTGTTTGCAACAAAAACTGCAACTCTTCCACTTGCGGCCGTATGTTTACCCCAGAAAATTGAATTGGATCCGTACGAGTCGTAATTACAAACAAATATTCTGGTTGTGTTCTCCGAAGCGTTGTTAATGTAAAACCAGCCTTCCCATGTAAAGTTATCAGAGGCAAGATTAAAATCATTGCTTGTTGCTTCTAATCTGTCCCCCGTCCCATCAAACGCAATACTCGCTCCACCAAACTTACTCTGTGCGGTGCTGATCTGCGCATTGCCAACTGCTGTGACCGTCTTAGGCGTTGGGCTGTTGTCGGTAATCGTGGTGGAGCCGTTGGTGCCGTTGCCGTGAAGCAGCAGGGATACGTTGCTGAAGGATGGGTCGCCTTCAGCTAAGTACCCAGGGCGCACAATCAGCGTCATACGCCCTCCTCAACCGGCGGAGTAGTGTCGTTGTCTACGACTGGTGCCACATAAGGCGTCCCGTCAGCGTTCCAGGTTGGTGGGATGGGACCGACATAATAGGGGCCAACCTTGTAAGACTCAGCGCGTTGGCGTACCGTCTCAACAATACTGGCTTCAAAATACTCTTCAGGCGTGGTAGCAGTAGTGCTGCCTTGAACCAAGCCGAACTCCACCACCAAAGCAGGAAGCAGTTGATCTGGAATCTCAATCGTGAATTGTGCCATGACAGTTAGGGGGTTTTGATGACAGCAAAGCAAATAACAATTGCTTCGCTTAGGGAGCCCGCTGTGATGTTGCGGACGTTGATGCTGGCCGAACCAGCGGCAGCTTGAGCGTTCAGCAGATAAGATCCAGCAGTACCAGCACTGATGTGATTCAAGATCAGGACATCGTTTGCTGTGATTGAACTATTGGTCAACGTGAAGCTAACCGTAGTGTCAGCAGCCAGCGCAGCACCGTTCATCGTGATCTGCCCGGTGGGGCTGTTAAGTGTTACGCCTGTTGCCTTGTTAGTGGCCTGGGTAATCGTGCCAGTGCCACTGAGGTAACCAAAGACTCCTGTGGTGGCGTTGTAGCCAAGGTTGCCGCCTGCCTGTGCTCCGGCGTTGTTGTAGATCACCTGCTGATTAGAGCCTGCAACTAATGCAACGGTGCCAGTGGCATCCGGGAAACTGATCGTGCGGGCAGCCGTAGCCGTGACGGTCTGGAGCGTGGTGGTGTAGGTGCCACCGTCATTCAGCTCAACGTCGCCGCCAGCAGTCAGTTTGTTGGTGGTCTTGTTGAAGACCAGGCCTGCGTCGCCATTAAAGGCGGTGCCACCATCGTTGAACTGCACCTGGGTGTCACTGCCGCCGGCAGCAGGTGCCGCAAACGTGCCATCAGCTCGTAGGAAGTTGGTGGTGCCGCCGCCGCTGGCAGGCGCTAGGCCAGCGTCAGTGCTGGTTACCAGTGTCAGAGTTGCATCAGTACCAGTTGAGCTGGCTATTACCCGCGTGGCAGCCGTATAGGTCAGGTCGGTGTTGCTGCCACCGGCGCCCGTTCCCGTGTTGTCTAAGCCAAGTCCTAGGAGGGGGTTGTAGACGTATGCCATCTTCAGGTCCAGTAAATGGCGGTTGCGTTGTTGCTGCCGTCGTAGGTGATGTTGAGCGTGCCAACCACGCCACCACCGCTGCCGCCCTGCCGATAGACAATGGTTGTCACGTTGCTGCCGCTGTAGGTCAGTCCGGCGTAATCGGCTGTCGGTGGAGCGGAGAAACCGCCGATGCGTGGAAGCGTCATCTCAATCCGTAAGCTCCCTACAGGCTATGGATCAGGTTTTCTGTAGCGTGATCTCACAAAACACGCCATCATCAATCAGCCTGTTTTCTCGCACCGTGTACGCCACGCTGTTGACGGTCACACTGGCGCCATAGGCCAAGGTTCCAAACTTTGACGCCTCGCACCTAAGGCTGTAATCAGTGGTGATGATCATTCCATCAGCCACCAGCTCCCCTGGCATATCCAAGATGCCAACACCAGAAACGGCGCCAGCAGTTACGCTGACGCCGAAATCTGCCAAGAACACATCTAGGTCCTCGGTTAATGCCATCAACCGTACTTCTTCAGGCCGTAGCCGTTGACGGAGTAGATGGTGGTGCCACTGGCGGCAATGGTGCCAACGAAACGAACGTAACGCTTAAGGGCGTCGCGGTTTAGCGTCAGCACTTGCTTTGCTGCGGCCTGGGCAACGGCAGTGAAGCCGCCGCCAGTCACGTCAGAGAAGTCACCAGCGGTTGTGGTGTCGCTGTGCTGAATCTTGCCGGTCATGGTGCCGGAAGAAGCAGCAGCGCCAGCATCCAGAATCAGCTGGATGTCACCATCAAAGTCGGTGAGGTCGGCAATGTTGGTGGTGGCGCCAGTGAAAGTGGCGGATTCAGATGCAACAGGGTGGAGCGGGAAGTGCTGGAGTTTTTCCAGCGTTTGTTGAAAGACGGCCATGGCCTATTCCTGTGGTTGGGGTTTACGGGTGCGAGGCTTCCGCGCCTCAGGCATAAAACATGCAACTGGTTGAGTCTCCGCATCCTTTGCCTTACCGTTACCGACTAGGTAACGGCCATCAGCATCAGATACATCAATCAATTCACCAACCCTTGCGGGGATGCCTTTAATTGATGTTTGGCGGAGGATCTCAATCAGCATTGTTATGTCTCAGATCAAAGGGTGTTGTTGCCGCGGGTGAACGCCTCGGGATGGCGCACAGCCACATCAACGTCCTGCAGTGCAGTCACCCGCACGCCGCCGGAGGTATCAAGCGCGTAAGGGTTGACCTGCAGATCCAGAGCGCCCCACATGCCCATCAGCATCTGGTTCCAAACTCCGAAGAACACATCGCCACTGGCGATCTGGTTGGAGCGGACCACGCCATAACCGTTCACCGTGCCGCCGGGCTCGAGGACGAACTGAGCGGTGCTGCTGGCCTTCTCGGTGGTTTTGAATCCACCGTAGATCGTGCTGTTTGTGAGGTACGACATAGCGCCGATATCGGCGTTGTCGGCGTTGATCTTTGACTCCATGGAGACGAGCTCCACATAAGTCGGAGCAGCGGCGCCGAAGTCCTCGGTGTTGATGCCGGTGGTCAGCTTCAAGCCTTGGGGCTGGTTGGTGTTGCCCAGGCCGTAGAGCGCAGCGCGATCAATCTCAAGAGCAATCACGGTGGCCAGCTCGTTGCGCACCATGGTCTCCACGTCAATGGATGACTGGAGCAGCAGGCGACGGCTGAACTCGGTGTAGGCGCCGAGGGTCTTCGGCGTCATGTTCACCTGGTCAACTGTGGGGTTGCTCTCGGTGAGCGTGCCCTTCTCGGCCACCCAGTAGGCAGTACCGCCAGCGTTTTGGCGGGGGATAGCAACAGGGCCATTAAGTCCGCTCAGCATCGTGACGCCAAGGGTGTTCAGCGCCAAGCGATTGCGCAGCAGCTCGATGAAGCTGCCAGGCCGTGCATCGGTGAAGACCAGATCGCCAGCTGCAGATGCAGTGCCGACGGTCAGATCACGCTGAAGCACCTCATTGCTGATCAGGTAGCCGCGAGCGCTGACGCCCATTTGCTGCTCAACAGCAGCGGAAACTTCACGCTCAAAACCGGCGGCCTCGTAAGCAGAGCGATCGTTGGGGAACGCCTGAGCACGGATGGCACGCAGGAAGCTGTAGGAGCGGGCTTCCTTGTCACTCAGTCCGATGTCAGCCGAACCACCGGAGGCGATGGGCTGAGCTGCCTTGGGGGCAGCAGGCTGGCTGGCGCGCTTGCCGATAGCGGCGAGCACTTCCTTCATGGCCTCAGATTCAGTAGCGCCACGCTCGATCAGGCCTTGAGCCAGATCGTCGGCGGCGTGAGTGCGGCAAAGGCCGGTGATGCTGGAGACGCGGGAACGCTCATCGGCCGCAGCCTGAGCCTTCACCGCCTCGATGTCGATGGTCGGTTCCATGGATTCGATCGGGGGTTGGGTTTGGTCTGCGGCCAAGGCCGCGATTGTGGTCTCGAGCTGGCGC